TGACGGTACAAATTGGACACAATTACACGCGTCTACAACACTTGTAGATTCCTCATCCGGTACTACAGAGTCTTTTACCAATACAACATCCTATACATACCTTGGTTTTGTTGTTACCAATCTAAGCTTCGTGGGTCCTAACGACCCCACATGGACACTGTCACATCTTTCATTTACAGGTGACACTCGGGCTGGTCTCGCTATTGCAGATGACACAAATAAAATGAAACTCCAAATCAATGGTACGGATGTTACCGATTTCAAATACGTTGATCCAAACTACACCGCGGTCACTTCGTATTACCACACCGCATCATCTAAAGATGCTGGTGCATCCGGCGAAAACGATAAGTTCTTTTTGTACCCATTCTGCCTCGATACGTCAAAGGTTCAACCAACCGGTTCGCTCAACTTCAGTAGACTCGATTCCGCGAGACTTGTCAATGACACAGCCAACTCGAGTGATGATATCTACGCCGTGAACTACAACATCCTTCGTATCGAAAATGGTATGGGTGGTTTGATGTATTCCAACTAATTTAATTTAGTCACTTATTATAAATGTTTTGGACGTATGTTTTTTTATTAGGATTTATTTTTATCATTACTTACGACCCCAAATCTGGGACTTTGAATCACATAGTCGATCCAAAAACCCAGGAACCAAGTGAAAATGCGGAGTGTAAAGAAGGACATTATCAGGAGATCCAGTTTGCACAACATGGATACGAGTGCCCAAAAGAAAAGAGTGTAAACATGGGTGCGATTATATCAACTTAAAAACATAACAATACCTTTTATATATATAATGTTTTCTTTCGATAGAGATACAGCAACAATAGTTGCAGCAATTGTATGCGTATTAATAACAGTATATATATACAGAGAACTTAATAAAGCCAAGGACGAAATAAACGGTTTTAGAAAATACCACGACGAAGTCATCGAACATATTAAAGAAATTCCAGCTATACCAGTACCAGTACGTCAAAATTTCAGAAGACCACCACCACTTCAACAACAAAAACAAACCACCTCTAATAAATTAGAGGATATAGAAGAAGAGCCAATTACAACCCAAGTAGATGATAATACTGAGTAAAAAATAATAATTGAATTGTTTTTTTCAGAATAAACATATTGCCAAATTATAAGAATTGCTATGTGCAATGAAAAAACATAAAGCTATCGCTATACCAGTTACATTTACGGGTGATAAACCCATTTTTTTAACAGTAAGAGATCGTAGATTTAAAGATTGGATATTTGTTACAGGAGGATGTAGACGAAGAGAAATAACAAACCCAATTAAATGTGCACTCAGAGAATTAGAAGAAGAGACGAGAGGTGTAGTTTCTTTGAAAAGAGGTGAATACACTTCTTTTAAATTTATAGATAAAGAAAGTCCCACTGTCGATTTAGAGTATAACGTATTCATATTTTTCGTAAATTATTCTAAATCAGAACAGGCCGAACTAATAAAAAAATTTAACGATGAAAAACAAAAAACAAATTTAAAAAAAATACAAAAACAATCGTTTAAACGAACTTACGATGAAAACGATTTTATGACTTTTGAAACTCTACATGAATTCAGTTCAAAAAAACAATGGGATAGAATTTATAAAAACATTTTAAGTAACCCAGAATTTTATGCCTGTGTTCAAACTTTAAATAGAAAAACCTTCGCTATTAAATAATGAAATCGAAGAACTATATATTATTGCAGATCAGGGAATTACTCGTAGAGAGACACGCATACACACCAGAACGAGCAGAAGAATATATAAATAAACACAAAGACAATAAAGTTTATGAACTCCTCGTTTTAAAGAAAAGTTTATCAGAAAATATGGTATATCCAGATGTTTCACATAGAAGATCTATATGGCATTACAGGTACGATGATGAAAATCAAGAAGAAATAAATTAAAAGAATAAATCTAATATATATCAGAAATGTTCCGAAAATGGTGTTCTGATAATGGTTTTTGTAACGGAACCAAGCTATCACATGTATTAATGGACGGTGGTGTCCTTTCTATCCCATTTGATAGGTTGAATGAATTTTATAAAGTATACGTTGAATCTGTATCAAACGGCGAAAAAATATACGTCGTCGAACAGAAAACAGATAACTATAACTTTTTTATGGATCTCGATTATAAAGACGATGATCCTTTATTAGTCGAATATATCAAAAGTATATGTACAGTAATATGTGATAAAGTTTCTAAATTCGGTGGTAAAGACGCTTTAATATCGGTAGCTGAACCCAAAAATATAGGAGATTTAATAAAAACGGGTATACATATAAATTGGCCAGGTTTTGTAGTAAATAAACAGTCGGCTTTAGCAATAAGAGAACATGTAATTAATACAATGAACCTCGCGTATGGTTCAAAAGACTGGAACGATATAATAGATTTATCTGTATACGGGTCTTCAGGAAGAAACACAAAAGGAAGCGGTTTTAGAATGCCTTGGTCTTATAAAAAAGCAAAACACGAAAAATGTGGAGGTCAAGGATGCAAAGAATGTAGAGGAACAGGTAAAACATCACAAGGATATTATTTACCTGTTTTTATGTATAAAAGAGGACCTGTTTTATCTATACTTGAACAAATAGATGGCGAACCATCTGTAAAAATTATGGAAATGGCAACTTTACGAACTGAAAACGAGGATCCAGTAATCGTAGAAGGTAGCTATAAAAAACAAGAAGGATCATTTACAGCTTTACAAATAAAAGATGAATTCAAAAACGAAGAAGTTTTAGGAAACATAGAAACATTCGTTAGAAGACACTTAGAAGGTCAAGAATTTTCAAAAATTACAAAAATGTATAAACATAAAAATCAATTTCTCGTATCAACAAACTCTAAATATTGTGAAAATAAAAAGTGTGAACATAATTCTAACCACGTATGGTTTCATATAATAGGAGATACTATATCCCAGAAGTGTTTTTCTACTACTAACATACTAAGAAAATATGGATTTTGTAAAGATTTTAATGGAAGAAAACATCAGTTACCATCTAAGATAACAAAAAAATTATATGAAGGTGAAAAAATTACAAAATACGAGCCTAAACCTAAACCTAAATCATCAGAAACTAAAACAGATCAATCTAAAATTATGTTAAAACAGTTTTTAGAAAAATACGTCGTAAAAAATACAGAAATAAACATAAGTGCTATAAAAAAAGACGGAACTAAAAAATTTACAATAGAAACGGATTATTCGTGTCACGAATGTAAAAAGACTAATATAGCCTTTAAAATAGTAAAAAAAGAAATACAACAAAAGTGTTCGTGTTCTTGTAGAAAACATCGTATTTTAGATAAAATAGCAGATAGTTTGTAATAATATATTTAAAAGATAAAATACTATATAATCTATAAAATGAGTTTAATCAAGCCAGCTACTCCGGAAATATATAAAAAGGAAGTTAAAACACGATCTGGTCGAGTTTCTAAAATACCAGATCGTTTAGAACTTTTTGAAGAAGTCGAAGACGATTATTCTGACGGTGATTATGAAACAGAATCAGATGTAGAAAGTGAAAGTGAATTAGATCTTTTACAGTCAGATACCGAAGATTTTTGTGAAGACGAAAGCGAAGAAGACGAAAACGGGAACTTAAAAGGGTTTGTAGTATCGGATAACGAAGATAATTACGATAGTGGTTATGAAAATGAGTAATAATACATTTAAAAAAATGAAAACAATTATATATAAAATGGAAACTGATATAGGAAACCCAATTGATTATAATCCAAATGATTACGAAGACGACATGAAAAATCATGATAACAGAGAAAGTATTAATGATCAGGAAAACAACGAAAAGTATAATTTTCCTCAGCATCAAAATCAAAATCAGATGAATGTACCATATCACCCATATATGGACCAATTCGTACAACACCCGCAAGAAAAACAGGATTTATTATCCAGTTTAGATAAAACAGCTTACGCTATTATATTTATTGCATTTATATTAGGCTTTTTCATGGGAAAAACTATGCAACCCGTTATCCTCAGACCCGGATAAGTTAATACCATCAAAATAATTTATAGGACCGTCCTTACTTTCTGAAAAATAAGCTCTTCCAGTAACTAAGGGATCATAAAATATATCTTTTATCACATCTGATGCTGTATCAGATTTATTTTTGCGACTATTATAAACTTGTAAAAATAAATTTACCATATAAAATACGATAAGAATGGTGATTATGTTCAATACGATACTCAACATACTTATAATTATAATATAAAATAAAAATTTACGCTTCTGTGTTTTTAGATTCAACAATTTCCCCATCTTCTAATTCATTTTCAGAGATCTGTGCTTCAGTAGATTTAACATCGGATTCTTCCTTTATTTTTCTTGTCTCTTCTTCTTCCTTTTCTGTGTCATGTTTTTCCATGGCTTCTACTGAATCAAAACCTCTATCCGTGGCTTCTTTTTCCTTAGCTTTTTGTGCATCCTCTTCTCGTTTACGGTTTCTTTCCTTCACTTCTTCTGCAATAATAGTATCAGCCTCCTTAACGAGATCTTCCATATTCGCATCTGGTTTTTCTTTTTGTAATCTTTCGACAACCTCGGATGGGTGACTGATAGGTGGTTCGTCCGGTTTATTATAAAACTTGGAATTTTCGTCGCCAGCTTTATGATAATTACCATCATCTCTAACTTTACCCATATCCATCTTCCTTTCGTTAAACATTTTAGCGGCTGCTGCTTGATTATCCTTATATCCCTGCATGAGTTCTTCGAGTTTTTCGTTACTATAATGTACGTCTTCAATCTTTGTTGGATCCGGAGGAATTAAAAGCCATTTATACATATCGACGACGTATATATCAAAAGTGGAATCTTCTCTTTGAAGTCTTTTTGCGTGAGACGCGGCTTCGTCCCGAGTTGAGAAAGTCCCTCTAATTTTAATTCCAAACTTATCGTTCTTCTGAGGTGCTTCTGGTCCTATCACCGAAAGGCATGCAAATAATTGGCCTGGTACCGTTGTATAATCTTGTTCGAGAGACATCTGTTTATTGTATATACTATAATATTTATAAAACTTTAAGTTATTTAAAACAACACTTAGGTGTAATTGTATAAAAAATAAAACATAGTATAATGTAATGGACATTTTTACTAAACGTGTTACCAAAAACGACAAGAAATCCAAGAAAGGTTTATATACACAGAAATATATAAGAATTAAACAAGAAACCCTTAGTAATAAAAAAAGCAAATAAAAAGACCTAAGTATAAATATAATTAAAACAGAAAGTAAAATATAAATAAAACAAAATGAATAACGCAAATTACTCAAAAAATTTACAAAACCACGCGTGTGATTTTACACTTCCCGTGATAAAATATGACGCATACCCACAAGAAATCATCGATTTATACGAAAAAAACGACGCAATGAAATTTTTACCTGGAATTCGTTCAGGAAAGGGTCAAGCCTTATGTTTTCTATCGGAACCGTATCTTCGTAATGGTCAGTATTTTATTACGCGTGAAGATTGTGAATCGTTCTGTAAGGCTGTGGGTATAAGGTCTCGAGATTCTATTCAGCATTTCAATAAAATTCCACTTATACGAGTTAAAGATTCAAAGAAGAGATATTCTTTGAAATACCCCTTTCAACTCAAGATAAACGACTTACTCAAAAGAGAAGACGTGGAGAAACACGTCAAATTATCGGGTTCCAAATCCGATCAGATCTATAAAGTCAAATCGTATTGGACGAAAAGAGCAAATCAAATTCTTGAAGAAGCCGATATTTACCTTCGTCTGTTGAAATACGAACACGATCATAAATTGAACGATACTCTCAACAAGAAATTACAAGAAGTGAGAGATATAACTGAATACATTTTAGATATTCCAGAAGAAGATTGGCAGATTGGTCATTTACGCGCCCAAGGTGGTAACGACTCTGATAATCTCCGCTGGCAACCACCAATTCAAGCTCGGTATCGCGACAGATACATATTCAATGAGTATTTTGAAAAATTAAGAATCTAGTTAAAGTTAATGTTTTAATATTAAATAATACCATGGAAAACCAAATACTACACGAAAACTGTTTAGAAGGCATGAAAAAAATAGAAGACAATTCAATAGATATGGTATGTACGGACCCACCTTACTTTTTAGACGGGTTAGGTGACGATTGGGATAAGAAAAAACTCGACGCCAGAGGTACCTCGTCCGTCGTCGGTAATCTTCCTAAAGGTATGAAATTTGACCGAAACCAATCTAAAAAATTTAATACATTTTACAAGGACATTTCAAAAGAAGTGTTTAGAATACTCAAACCCGGTGGTACGTTCATATCTTTTAGTAGTTCTAGATTATACCACTCCATGGCGATGGCAGTAGAAGAGACTGGTTTTGAAATAAGAGATATGCTCGCATGGGTATATAAACAATCACAAGTTAAAGCATTTTCACAAAACCATATAATCGAAAAGGATAAAACACGAACATCTGAAGAAAAAGAAAAATTAAAAGAAATGTGTAAAGATTGGAGAACGCCTCAACTTAAACCCGCAATAGAGCCCATGTGTTTAGCAATTAAACCCATAGAAGGTAGATACATAGATAATTTTGAAAAATACGGAACAGGACTCATGAACACGTCCGAAGAAACAAAGGTATCCGGTAAATTTCCAATGAATGTCATGACAACCGAAGAAAACGTACTCGACCAAGTTTTTCTAATAAATAAACCTTCTAAAAAAGAAAAAGGTAATTTTAACACACACTTATCAGTAAAACCAGTTGAACTCATAGAACAATTAATTAAATTATTCACACGAGAACATGCAATAGTTTTAGACCCATTCATGGGAAGTGGTACAACCGCAATAGCTTCCATAAACACAAAAAGAAGGTATTTAGGTTTTGATATAAATAAGGAATACGTTGACATATCTAATAAAAGAATCACGGATTCCAACGAATAAATTTTGGCAAAAGTGCTAACCCAATTAATAAAATCACTGCATCGATTAACAGGACTTTATTTTTTATGGATGGGCACCAATTCTTATACTTAATGATCTGATCTGAATCTTGAGGTTTTATCCAATGGTAAAACATGGCGAGGTACGTTGGTCCAAGGTTACGTTTACACAAGTACCAGTGATCGTAATAAGCGAGTGCTACATACGGTAGATACAAAAGTCCTAGAAGGACCCACTTGTTTCTATGAGGTAAAAACCAATACCCACTAGCTAACACTAAAGTGAACCATATACATTTCCAGTTTGCAACGGGCTGAGTATTATCACACTTCTTATCTTCTGGTTTCATTTCCATTTCGTATATCATAACGTGATATAAAATTTTTTACCTTAGTAACCCATTTAAAAGAGAAAAATTAAATAAAATAAATGGAGGAGATACGCAAGTACCATAACGAGTCTAAGCGTCTCCTCATCCAATCGGCTACCCGCGAAGGCGACAGTATTTTGGATGTAGGATGTGGATTCGGTGGTGATCTCCAAAAGTGGAAACACGCTGGGGCTAATATAAGCATGTGTGAACCGAACTCAGACGCACTTAAGGAGGCTAAGTCGCGCGCAAAGAACATGAAAATACGCGTTAATTTTTATGAAGGTGATATATTCGCGTGTCCACAAAGGAAATACGACGTCGTATGTTATAACTTTGCGTTACACTATATATTCGAATCACC